GTCAATTTCCCGTTGACATCTAATTAATATCAATGCTAGGAATGGATTGTCAATAACTTTTTGAGGGAAATTATGAACAAAGAAACGAAGCCATGCATGTTGCACCTAAGTGTACATGCGGATCAAATGATTGACCGACTGCGAATTGAGGAGCCTTACAGCACCTCACATCGCAGAACGCCTAGCCGCAGCGAGTTTGTTGAGGATGCCATCATGCATTACGCGAAACATTTGGAAGCGCAGCTTGATGGTCAACGGGCGTAACAAGGGCGCATCGTTTGAGCGAGAGATAGCAAAGCTGCTTTTGCTTGACTTGGGGTTAAACGCAAAGCGCGACATAGAGCAGTACCGTGCAGCCGATCATGGGGACATCATAACAGACGACCAGAGCTGGCCCTATGTCATCGAATGCAAACGCTATGGTGGAAAGCATCACACATTTCGCCCTGAGTGGTGGGAGCAAGTGGAGAAAGCCGCCAAGGCAGCAGAAAAAGAACCTGTGCTTGTCTATAAGTATGACCGCCAGCCCATCACGGTAGTCATGCGCCTAGAATATTTAATGGGTGACGGAGCACATCACGAAGAGAAAGTACGCATGGATTGGGATGCGTTCATTTACATCGCAAGGGAGAATTGGGATGGCAGACATACCAAAAGCTAGAGAGATACTCCTAGAAGCTCTCGAATACAACATGGACAGTCAAGTAAGGACGCGTATAGAGAATGCATTGCAACACATGTACCGCGTATTTGAGAACGGCAAGGCACCAAAAAAGTCACGCAAAATGACCAAGCAGCTTGCAGCGAAGGCAATAGAGCTACATGAGATGTTTCCTCATATGTCGCAGCAAGAAATCGCAAACGCGCTACGGGTGAACGCGGGGCGCGTATCTGAAGCATTATCGGGGAAATACCATGACACAAATTGATTACAACCTGCCAGACTATGAGTATCACGATAAAGAGATACATCCGCACATTTCTAGCAGTGACGTTAAGACAGCCCTAAGCAAATCCCTGCTGCACTGGATCGGACAAGAGCGCAAAGAGAGCACTGCATTCGACATAGGTAAAGCTGTGCATGCTCTCATCCTAGAACCCGAAAAGGATTTAGTTGTGCGCGGCCCAGAGGATCGCAGGGGCAGTAAATGGAAGGACGCTAAAGCAAAGGCTGAGAAAGATGGCAAAGTGTTGCTGACTGAAAAAGACTTTGACGCCTGCATGGCGATGGCAACAAACGCATTCATGCACTGCGACTTCCTAAGGGAAACTGTCTATTCGCCACAGTTTGTCGCAGAGGCGAGCATATTTACAACCTGCAGCAAGACTGGTGTTGACATAAAGGTGCGCCCAGATGGGTTAATCATGCCCTCAACGGAAGGCGGCGCACCCTACATTATCGACGTAAAAACAACGCAAGACGCAAGCCCAGAGGCATTTCACAAAGAAATTCGTCGGTATAACTATGACGTACAGATTGCGTTTTACCTACATACAATGCGCGAGGCTGGTTTGCATTGCAAAACCATGTATCTCATTGCAGTAGAGAAAAATGCACCATATGTCACGACAGTGCATGAACTTAGCGAACTGCATTTAAAGCACGCAGAGAAGCGCATGCTTGCCACATTGAAAAAAATTGGCGATGCTATGCGAACAGGAGATTTTACGACAGATTGGCCTGACGTAAATACAGTTTTCCTTCCGCCATGGATGGAAGACGAAGTAGACGCATTTTAAACAAGGAGACAAGACATGAAAATGCTAACACCAAACCAAGTTCTATTCGAGAACGTAACCGCGCAGTATCCGCGCATCAACAAAACATATCGTTTTGACAACATGGAAAACAAAACCGTTCCATGCGGCCCACTTGATGACGGCGCAGCATACGAAATCTCATTCAATATTAGCAATGAAGATGCCACGGAATTTCTGAAGAAATGCGATGAGATTTACGCGGAAACTGCGGGTGCAGACACAAGGCGCAAGTGGAAGCCAAAGCCTATGTATTACCCATACAAAGAGCTAGACGATGGACAGCCGCAAGGTAAAGCCAAGCTCAAGGGTGCTTATTCTGGCGAAGCAACAAACCCGCCAGTGCAAAAAGATGCTAACCGCAACACACTACCAGCGGATTTTCGCCTAACGACAGGCAGCAAGATCAACGTATGGGGGCAGCTATTCGCGTATAATACAGGGGCTGTGTCTGGTGTTGGACTTCGGTTGCGCGGCGTGCAGGTCTTAGAGCTTGCAGAAGAAGCCACGAGCGATCCTTTCAGCGCGACAGATGGTTATACAGCAGCAAAGCAAGAGGATGATCCATTCGGCTTGCCACCTGTTAAACCAAGTGCGCCTGCGCAAAACGTTATGGATGACGAAATTCCATTCTAGGCAAAAAAAGCCCCGCGTGGGAGAGCGCGGGGCAGTTGATCTTGAGACAAGAAACAAATCCATGAGGAGCATTTGCTAAGGAAATGATAGGACAAAATGTAGGTAAGATCAAGTACCCAGACGCAACATATAGTGAATATGCACCGCAAATCATAGCCGCGCTGGGTTTAAAGAAAACAAGCCATCAGGAACATCACGGCCCTTGCCCAAATTGCGGCGGGGTTGATCGGTTTTGGATCAGCGAATATCAGGGCTTGGTGAAAGTAAACTGTCGGCAATGCCAAGACTGGCAGCGCATCATTCAAATTTTACGTGAAATGCACGTTTATCCAGATAAAGAAATCATGAGCGAACAAGTGCCTAAAAATCAAGATAACGTGGTCAAGCTGCCAGAAACGCCAGAGCTGCACCCATATTTAACCAGGAAGCGCATAAAGCAACACGATGCAATCATAGACGAAGGCGACTTACACATTCGCATCATCAACAACAAAGGCAAGGTTGTCGGCACGCAATTCATCGACGAAAGCGGTAAGAAAAAATTTAACTACGGTTTAGAATACAAAGGCTGCTTTCACGTCGTGGGTGGTCCCATACAGGACAAGTGTTACATCGCTGAGGGGTTTGCCACCGCAGCAAGCGTTTTCGAAGCCAGTGGGACGCCATGTGTCCACGCATTGAACGCCAGTAATATAACAGACGTTATAACGGCGCTTCGAGAGGTTAAACCCGATACGCGCTTTATCGTTGCTGGGGACAACGATCCAGCAGGGCTAAAAGCCTGCGAACAAGCATTCAAAGAACACGGCGTGGAATGCGTCTTGCCCGACAACGAAGGATTGGACTGGAATGACGTTTATATTGCCAGAGGTGCGGAAGCCACGCGCAAGAAACTAGAACCGCGCAACGTATTAGACGACGTGATCTTTCCAAGTGATGCAGTGGCACAGCTAAATCAAAACTATCTGGTTAAAAATTGGTTTAGCGCAAATACAATCTCTGTGATCTACGGTCCGTCAAACGTGGGCAAGTCTTTCTTTGTCACGCATTGCGCATGGCATATCGCCGCAAATGAAGAATGGATGGGGAACAAGGTTGACGGGGGCTGCGTGTTGTTGCTTGCCACAGAGGGCGGCTACTCCTATCAAAACAGGCTAGTTGCGCTGCGACAGGCTTATCCAGAACATGAAAACGTGCATCTGGCAGTTAGACCTTCCCCGATAAACTTATATGACGCAGAGGAGGACATTCAGCGTGTCCGTGAGATAATTAAAGAATTGTCTAAAAAATACGGACCTGTGAAGATGATGATAATCGACACATTGGCAAGAGCAACCGCAGGTGGCAAAGGGTTTGACGAAAATGACAATTCCGCAATGTCACAATTTGGCGCAAAACTGGACGAACTAAAGCAAGAGACTGGAATACATATAGCAATCGTTCACCACTCTGGAAAAGATGCAAGTCGGGGAGCGCGTGGGGCTAGCTCCCTGAAAGCCTTGTGTGATACAGAGATTGAACTTTCATTTGACGAAGAAACGCGCGTTAGGACTGCAAGAGCAACAAAGCAACGCGATATGGAAACAGGCGCGGAGATCAACTTTATCCTGCAGATTGTTGAGCTAGGGCAAGACGCGGATGGCGATCAGGTCACGACGTGTATCATACGTGAGGCCACACGCGAGGAAATGGAAGAGGTACAGAACGACGCAAGGCCGCAAGGGGCAAATCAAAAGCTATTCCGCAAATGCTTCACGCAATTACGTGGGGAAGGCGTGGGTGCGCCTAATCCCGCTGGGGCTGGATGGCCCGACGCGCGGAAATACTGGTGTATTGATAAAGATGCGCTTGAAGAACACATGGTCGGCAAAATCACAACGAAAAATCCGCAACAAACATTCACGCAAACTTTGGCTAAGTTGATCGAAAAAGGGTACTGCGAGATGAACGAAGGCAAAATTTGGATTGTCAGCAAGGAAGGCAGGGTTTCGGATGGGGAAGGGGATGAACCATTTTAGGTAACGCTGCGAAAACAATGGGTTATGGTGGGTTTTCGTGAAAAACCGTGAAAAACAGTGATATAATACACCAACCAGATCACAATCACGGTTTCACGGTTTTATATATAAAATAAAACCGTGATTAACGTGATCCGCGTGAAATAGTGAAGGGATTTAGATTTGCAGAAAAGAGAATTTCCTAAATGGTTGCAGACAAGAATAGATCAAGGAACCGCGCGGGTTCATCCGCATGGCACGTTCAAGGCGCGGCGGGGTTTGACGCTGCGATCAAAGCTCTTGACCGTGCATACGTTGGAAGAATTGGAAGGTTTCGCCAATCGTCGCAAATATGGCGCACAGGTGGAGCCGTGGACAGACGAAGAGCGAAAGGAAATACTATGGCGAAAGACAGAGCTAACGAACAAACGCAAGCCGCGCTGAGGTGGAGCGTGTACGACGACGGATTGCGTATCTGGACAAGCGAACGCGGGGAGTATGTCGGAACGATACCCACCCGCGAATTGAAATATATTTTGCGCGACATGGCGCGGCGTTTGGCTGAATTGGATTAGCAATTGATGAAATCGTATTCTGCCTTGATTTCGATCGAAATCGTACCGTCGCAGTGATCGCTATATTCCTCATGCAATACGCCAGCAACGCGCCCTAGCTTTGCAAGGAAGTTTTCGGCAAAATTTTCTTGTGTACCTTGACCGCCATAGAGGGAGGCAAAAGGAACAACTGCAATGAGGTTCTTCTGAGGCTCTTTGTCTTCTATGTGGTGCGTTTCATAAACGCGAATTTCTGCGGGCCAATGCTGGTCTTTTGCTAGTCCTGTGATGTAATTTGTCATTGTTTTTACTCCTTATGTTGCAGATAAAACTTCTTCGCATACCACGTTCCATAGTCCGTGAAAAATTTCTCTGTTTTCGTTGTGCTGATCTTTCGGGAAGTCATCGGATAGGATGTACTCGCTCAGCGCATCTCGGATATGTTGAATTTGCGCGGTGGTTAATATTACATCATGTCTCTTGTCCATTGTCTCGTTTCCTTATGTTGTCAGCACGATATGTGCGCAGGTGATTAGCGTTAGAAACACAGCCCAAGTTGCGCATAGTTTTTCGGCGGTGTTCATGTTGCGGAATATTTGGATGTAGGTTTTCATGTCTCTTTCTCCACTTTAATTGCGCCTACCTTGTTCCCATTGTAGTCGCGCACGGTTCTTTCTATTGTCGGCCTGTCTCCATCGTAGGCCGCATCACTAAACCACCTAGATTGTTTGAGTAGTATTTCGGATAGTTCATAAAATGGGTGCGCATCGTGAAACGCGGCGTTATCCATGTCAATTGTCATTGTGAATTTCATAGCTCGCGCTCCATTTCCAAGATCATTAGTGTCATAAAGTTGTAGTAATTCTGCAAAACGCCATCTACTAGCTTTTCGCTTGGGTTTTCGTCGATTGATCCCATCTCAATCGCAAGGTCAATTATATCGCCGTTGTAAGCTGGGATTGGCAATGCGCATCCTTCCAACCACTCTTTCATCGCTCTGTGTTTACCTAGGCGCGGCACCTCATAGCCATGTTCCTTGCGAAACTTTTTCATGATGTACTCTATCTTTTCGCGTCTCTCTGTTAGCGGATTGCCCCATCCATCATCTTTAATCTGATCAAGGATATATTGCTTGTAGCGCGGCTTGTATTTTGTGTGATGTACCTTTGTCATTGTCTCATTCCTTTTTGTTGTGTTGTGGTATCACTATGAAAGCAAAGTGATACCTTGTCTATTGTTACGTGGCGTCACTTTTTATTTTCCATGTGAAGCTTTGCGCAATCTCACACATACAGCCCAAATCTGCGGTTCAATGATGCTAAATCAAAGCTTTCGTCAAATTTGCCAGTAAGAGTTACTTTTTCGCCTACGCTATGGTTTATTTCGGCAACCTCTATTTCGTCGCAAAATTTCCAAACCCTTGCGACAATTCCAGACGGGTGCGTGTATTCGTAAACGGTAAAGCTTTCACCATTTGAGTTTTCATTTACGACATCAATCATCGCGTCAATTTGGCCTTGCGTTAGCTTGGGTTCACTTAATTCAATTAAATCCATGGCTTTTCCTTTCTTATGTTTAACCCATGCAAAGGGCGCACACTTTGGTGCGCCTAATGGATGGATTAAGAGGCGGATTTGTTAAGGTTAGCTTTCGCGTCATCTCTTACATTTTTATAAACGTCGAGATAGTGATCCCTTGTTATGAGATAGCAATCATCAATGTAGCGATAAATAAATTCACGCGCCATTTGGCGGTAGCTTGCCACTTCGTCACTATTTACGCCCTTAAATCTCAAAGACATTTCATACGCAGATACCGCTTGGAAGTATTCGTTCACATTGTTAGTCATAGCATTTCCTTTCCATTGCTTGTGATACCAAGATAATATTAATGAGATACCAAAGCAAGAGCATAATCACAAAGTGACGTAACGTCACAAAACTGGACGCAACACACAGTGAATGCTTCGGTTGCACACGGACGCGCGCGAATAAACTAGACTGGCAAGTTTAGCAATACCCTTATTGCGCGAGTGAAATACCCACGAAAAAGGCAATTTAACATAATCCGCATTATACGTTAAACCTATGGTTGTGCTAAAGGATAAACTAAACTGCTCAGTTCAGTTTTGCTGAGAACCCCCCCCGTCTGACCCCCACCCCACCCCCTATTATTATTATACATTCCCACACAGAAAAATTTGTGTTATATAAATCGCAGGGGTGCTGCCTCACGATGTATCGCGCTTCCTCCCTGTGCGCAATTTCCCGTATTTCCCTTCGCAGCACCCCCCCACCCCGCGCTTGCTTTATCGTAATATCATGTTAAAATTTGCGAAAAATCACAGAAGGATTTGGTATGGCTGGCAGGTCATTGCAGAAGAAGCGCCTAGCTGAGATCAAGCAAATGGGTGGCGCTGAATTTTTGCGGGAGTGGATACTTGAGGGTAACTCTATCAAGTCCCTCGCAAAGAAGATGGAAATCCACGCTGGCACCCTGCGCAACCTTATTTTGTCTGACGCGGAGCTTACGGCTGCTATTGATAGTGCCCGCCGTGACGCCGCAGATGCGCATTTTGAAGAAGCTTTTGAGTTGCTGAACGAAGTGTCTGAGCGCAGACAAAGAGAGATTTTTGAGGCGCTGGATGAGAACAGCACGCGGGACGCGAGTGAGGGTAATGTCAGTCAGGTTGATATAGGGCTTACCAAGATGCTAGTCGGGCAGCGCAACCTAGCTGCGTCTAACTGGAAC